TGGCTTGTTGTAACAAAAATAAAGCATCGTGAGATTGCTTAGCAGTATCGCCTCCGACTGTTGTAGTATCGATATACTCGCCTTCTGCATCGATTGTATAACTAAATGATCCTGCTGTTTTCTTAACAACTCCGGGATAGCATTTTGTTTGTGATTCAATCATTGAAACAGTTGTATTTAAACTGTTTGATGTTAAACAAGCTACTGGCTTATAGGCAGCACCTGTATAAATGTAGATAATTCCTTTTTCACCCTTGATAGACATAGTAGTAAGTTTTAAATTTTTATGTAAATATAATTAAATTATTCCAATGTTAACGCTAAACGTATAAAATTTCTATAAACTGTTTGCGTTGCGGTGCTTGTGTCCAAATTAGAAGGAAATTCATAAACTCTATTTTTAACAGTAAATCCCGATATTTGAATATTTGCAATCAATCCTAATATAGTGTTTTCCATATCATCGTTAGCAACACGAGAGCCAACATTACCAGCTCCATTATAAATGCAAACTATATTTAATAACGTAGCAACTTCCCATCTGTGACCGCATTTATTCGCGTTAATATCTTCTTTATCTTGAGTCGATATAATAACGTATTGCGTAGGATTAAGTTTTCCAGTTACTTGTGTGTCAAAACACGGATAAGTTGCATTTATAGCATCGTAAATGGCTTTACGGATATATTTATTTGGGTTTGTCATTTTGTTTTATTTAAAATCCAATATAAAAGATTTAGGAATATGTAAAAAGATTTCTGTTTCTGTTTTGTTTTTATTTGAAAATCTATAAATAATAGAAGTTACGGAAATCCATAACAATAATATTATTGTTATTTGTTTAAGTAGTTTTACCATAGTCTTTTAATAATTTTTTTAATGCTGTTAAATATTCTTTACGTCCTCTTAATAAAGCAGGATACAAATAAGGACGTGCCCTTAAATTTACTTCTTTAATTCCTTTGCCTTTAAATAACCATGCCTGTTCTTTCAATTCATTTGGAACTTGAACTAAACCGCCTGTACCAAATTCAACATAAGCCGCATAAGGCGCAACCGTACCTCCCGCTTCTATATTCCAATTTAAATCATTTTGCTTAACCGATTTTATAGATTGTCCTAATTTACCAAAGTTTGCTACAACCGTACTTTTTGCATAAAGCTCAATATTTCGTGCGGCCATTTCTGTAGCATCTTCAATATCTTTTTCAGCTTCTTTACCGTACTTTTTTAAGTTTGCAATAACCTGATTAATTCCTTTGAGTTCCATAGATTTCAATATCAATATTATTCAAATCAATATTTAAAATAGAATCGATATTATAAATTAATCCATTGTACTTTATAAAATTGTCCTCAATAGACAAATCAATATCGTATCGGTTTCTAATAGTAAATACAGTCTGAACAAATTTATCGTTTTGACCGTTTTCATTCGTCCTATACGCTCGTTTTGTCTCTACATTGGCCCAAACAGAATAAACCAAAGCAGTAGTTACTGTGTTGCCACCGTATCCATCTGGAACAGTTGTAGTTTTCCATATTCCGATTGCTTTTGTGTATTTTCTGGATATCATATAAAACGTCTATTAGCGTCAATTGCTTGCATTACTGACAAAGGTATCAAAGTAGTATTTTCCTGTTTTTCACTTTCATAAAACCATACTTTAATAATTTGTAAAGCGGCATCGATTAACTCATTTGGAATGTCATCTAATGAAGCGTAACCAAGCGTTAATAATACCGAACCGTCAATCGTTGGCACAATAGAGTTAGTTTGTCGTACTTGTGTGTTTAAAGGAGCATCTATAATAGGATAATCATAAACAATTACACTATTAGTCAAAGCACACGAATAAAACGTTTTATTTTTAGTTAAAAATATATGTCCTGTTCGCTTTTCTATAAACGACAAGCTTGATTTAATCATACTTGTAATTTCGTCATCCGTTTCGGTTTGAAGCGTGTCGATTTTTAAGTATAACTTAGCTTGAGCTAATGATATTACATCTAAATAACTTGTCATTATTTTTTAGGTTTAGTTTCTTTAATTTCTTTTACCAAATCATATTTTACCATATCAGAAGCGTCTTCTTTTGACAATTCAATTGTATCGCCCGCTTCATAATTTTTTTGCTCTGACAATTTAAAAAACGGCATTAATACTTCGTATTTCATAATATTGATTATTTATTTATTTCAAAGATATAAAAAAAACCGTTTGAATTAACAAACGGTTTTTAAAATTAACTAACCAAAATATTATACTGCTGTAAAATCTCCATAAACTAATGCAGCCGGTTGCTCAACTGCTAATGCTGTTTGAGACTCAATACGTGCCGTAATGTTATTTTTTACAAAGTTTGTTCCTTCAACTTCGCTAAACTCTAAGGACAAGCCTTGAGTATTAACTTTGTTTACACGTGTCCAGTCACCTACAAAGTATTTGTTTGCAGCTAACCAAGTTGCTTTATAGATTGCAATTCCGTTAATTCTTAATTGACCACCATCAAAAGTAACAACGCCCGGTAATCCGTAACCTGCTCCAGTTGATTTCTCAGTTTTCAAAATATCCCAATAATCAGAAGGACGAATTACAATACCATTAACAGGAAAGTTTAAATTTTCTTGTTTTGCGATCTCGTTGATTAACATTTCGATTTTGTTTTTCCCTGTGATGATTTCAGTTGATGCAGTTGCAGCAGCAGCTAATGCAGTGTTGAAAATTGAATTTTCAGCGATGAAATAATCACGTCTTAACGCTTTAGGAATAAACGAAGTCAAGAACGGCAAGTTATTAGCCATTTTTTTGGAGTAACGTGTAAAACCAGCAATAAAGTCCGTGTTAACGTCTACCATTGTGAAATCGTAATCTCTTTGTGCTTTGCTTGAACCCTCTGTTTGAGTTGCAATAGCACCCTCTCCGGCTCCTTCACGCGGGAATGTATATGTACCTCCCTCAATGTTTACACTTCCAACCAAGTCAGAAACGTTAACCATTTGTCCCGGTATCATTACAACGTCAAAGTTATAATCTTTAGGCTGTGCGCCTGTTAGATTAACACCTAGTGTCATATCTCCAACTACTTTCAACTGAATCGCATTTCCTTTGCGAACTTCTTTGATATCAACAAATTTTTCAGTAATAGATTTCTCCATTCTTTCGTTGTATCCTTCTTCTTTTGTCGCAATAGTTTTTTCTTGCAATTTAATGTCAAGTTTATCAGCGTGTGCTTGTACTGCCTGCAATTTCAATTCCATTGCATCGGTAACTGATTTTAATTCGGCTTCAAACTGATTTTTGTTTGATGCAGAAAGTTTAGTTTCAAACGCTTCAATAGCTGTTTTAACTTCTAAGGCTGTTTTAGTCTCTAAGCCTGTTTTGATGTTAGCCAATTCGGCCAATAATTTTTCGTCCATTTTATTTAAGGATTAATGAGTTTGTAAATGATTTTAATGTCTCTAATGTAAGCGGCTCATTTATCAAAGTGTCAGTTTCTGACGGCTCATCTGTAAGTGCTTTTAATAATGTTTCAATTTGTTTTAAACGTTCGTCTGAATAATCCAAATTATATGATTTTTCGATTAACTCCATTATACCGTAATGGCTTTTAATCGATTTAATGTCTTGTACTGTTGATAGTTGATTTGCACCCCAAGATGATAAAAACGAATACTCCATTAATTTGTATTCAATAATACGAGATTTGTTTTTAATATCTCTTTGCATTACTTTGTACCCAATAGATAACTCGGCACTCATTCCGCTATCGTGCATCAATTTAACATCGGTAAACATATCTTTACCTAATGGTTTATTCATATTAAACTGAGTTGTTGTAAGAAGTCCAAACCTATCTTTTGTATCAATAACCAATGGAACACCTATCATCATTGTAGGGTTATGGTCTTTTAATACTCGGATGCGTTTAAAATTTTCGCTTACTGTTTTATCAAATGACCCGTAAACAGAAATGTCTTTGTCTGAATCTTCATTATCGTATGCGTTTGCATAAGCCTTCACAACTCCTTTAGAATCGTCTAATTCTTTTAAATCGTATGATAATTGTTTAAATTCCATAATACAAATATATTAATATTATTTTAATTTAGTCTAAATAGTTAAATTATTTTTAATATCTTTTCGGACGCATACTTATTGGTTCGTCGTAAACAAATATAAAACCAAGTATTATTGGTAAATTAATTAAAAACAACCAATAGTAATTATCATTTTCAAAATATACCGTCAAGATAATTGGAAATAAAATAATTAATCCAAAAGCTGATATTGCTAAAATTCCTAAATAGATATACATTATTTGTTTCAATACTTTCATAGTTTCTATATTTTTCTAATTGATTTTCCTCTCTCATCTAACTTAACTGTAAATACAACTTTGCATCGGCAATTTATTGTATTTCCCGCACTTCCTTTCGGGTCTCCCGGATAGTCTAAATTTTCACCACCTACAAAAAACGGCGCAAACTCATCTACTTTTTGACCGTTCATATCTAAATGATCATACACTTTTCTACGCGTTCTATTGTCTTGAACTGATACCCAATTCTTTTCTAAAACCAAATTTGAACTTTGAGCAGCTAAAACAGTAGCGGCATTAGTTGCCGTTGTGGTTTCTGTTCTTGCAATTCTTAAGGCCTGCGCTTTGTACCATCCAAATTGACGCTGTAAATTTCGTGTAATTTCGGCAACTGATATATTGTTTTCGTAACCATCTGAAATAACTTTAACGATACTTTCGATTAATGTTGCGTGTACTGAAACTATTCTTAATCCTGCATTTTGATTTAGCCACGCACTAATAATAGACTCGAAATCTATTTCGGATTTTATGCTTTTTTGTGTGCGTTTAAATTGTGATTTCCCAAGTGTTGTGTATAATTCAAGATACATCGTTTTAATTTGTTCAATCGTAACATTAGCATTAATCAAATATTCAAACGTTCCTTTAGATATATTGTTAAACGGAATGTTATTGACAATTTTCAACACATTGCGCCTTACTATTCGATAGGCTTGTATTTCTTGTCTTTGTCTAAGCTTGTCCATTATCTTGCATATCAGTTACGCTAGGATCGTTAATATTGATTATTCCATTTGGAATGTATACTTCATTCATCATATCATCGTCAATTTCTTCATAGTTAAATACTTCGCGTCTTTCATTCAAAGTTAATGGTACTGCATTTACCCATTTAGACATTGTTTCCATGTCTGTTTGCATTTCTGGAAGTTCAGTTATATCAAATTCAAGTTCAGTGTCCTCATATCCTTTGAATTTATGAATAAACTCTTTATTAAAATATTCTGCAAACAAATCTAAATCTGGCTTAATATTGTCTGTAATTGCACGTTTACGCGCTTCAATAACACCGTCAACTCCAAAACCCGTTCCACTTCGCTCTTCATTTAATAAATCAATTGGCCAGTTAAGACAATTACAAAGAGTTCTTTTATCGTTACTTAAATAGTCAAATGGCTTTAATTCGTCGG